TCACTCCTTGGTTTCTTCGATCGGTGCAGGGACTTCACCTGGTGCCGGTTCTTCGCCGACTTCCGGATCAGTTACCTCCGAGGTGACTTCCGGCGCTTCTTCGTCATCCGGTACCGGCTCATACTCTGGCTCATCGCCGCCAGGCATCTCGACACGCAGATCAATCCAGCGACCTGCAGGAATGTCGATCGGCTGGCCCTCCTTGTATCCGACTTTGACGTTCTGGGCGAACTTCGGCGCGGTAGAGTTAACACGGTGGAAAGTTTTGATCAGCAGATCACCGAATTCATCCACTTCGTAATCTACCCAGATGAGAGGCAGATCGTTAACATCCTTCGGTAAACCAATGCCACCGTTTGCACCGCCCCAGGCACCATCTGAGTTAAAGCCGAGTGTGCCGGATACACGGTAAACGCCTTCACCGACACGCTCTGTAGTCACCCCCCGGCTTTCTTCGTTGAGTTCGCACTGACCACCGCCGAACAACTTAACGATCGGGGAGGCTTTCTTCAGGAAGCCATTGGAGTCTACGGTCGTGTTTCCACTGTGCCAGGCACTTACCCAGTCTGCCGAGCCATCAGAACGAACCCAACCAACATACAATTTAATAGTGCTCGGCGTTGCGCCATGCCCTGCGTAAATGTGACCAGTATATGAACCGGTAACCGATACAGATGTACCCGCCATTACAGAAGCGCCAGCAGGTGCGCCAGTTTGCCCCTCGATGCCCCGATAAAAACCAGCTGGCGTTGATAGCTTAGTGAAATCGAGGACGCCACTGCTATTGACGGTGCCAATGCCGTAATCATTCTTCTTGATGACAGCGAGCTTGTCGGTGCCAACGTAGAACCCATTCAGCGCATACGCCCGCCCCTGTCGCGCATCTACATAGAACGAGGCTTTCCCGCGCTCCACGTTCGCAGCATTAATATCAGCGCCAGATGTCGGAACAACTGCAAAGCTGTTCCACGTACCGATCGAGTAATTGCCGGTAGCATCAAAACTTGCCGCATCGGAACCACGGAACCAAAACGGAATGTTAGCGAGGTCTGGCACCTTATCGTAAGTAATTGCAGATTTCGCAGCGAATCCTTGCGCAGATTGAATAAATCCAGCCTTGTCAAAGGTGTGGCTATGTGCGCGTTTGCCTACGCGAAGAGTTACAGCTCCGTCCGCGTCACCCCACAACCCTGCTCGTTCTGTCGTGCCGTCCGGATCATTGAGGAATAGGTTTGCATTCCCCGCACCTTTTGCACTAACACCAAGGTAATCGATGACGGTCATGGCCCCCGCCAGCCCCTGTGTTGTCACCACTGACTTTTTAACCGTGTCATTGGCTGATGCCGCCGCGTTGGTTTCACTGGTCTTTGCCGCCGCTGCCGATGCGGCCGCAGCTGCTCGCATACCGTCAACAGTAGCCACAATCTCCGGGTTAAGATCGCTCTCGCCAGGGATGAGAAGGAAATCATTTAGCGTCCCTGTTGCTGAATTTAATTTAACAGAGATACTGCCGCGATTTTCGGGAGTGCGGCCAAAGGCGCTAATGAAAACACTGTAATCACCTGGCTCGACGGTTAACGAGTAACGCCCTGTAGCATTCGTTACGGAGCTGGAGCGTTCTTGAGTGATTACCGTGGCCGAGGTTCTTAAAGCGCGCAACTCGATTACAACGCCTTCCAGCGCATCACCCATTGGGCCTTTTAATACACCGCTGATTACTGCCATATTTTTACTCTCCAATAAAAAACCCGCCGAAGCGGGTGATAGTGATTGTTAGTTTTCCATAACTACGAAGAGAAACGGTTTTGACCTTTCCGGAATGCCATTACCGCCATTGCGCCGCCAGTGCCGGGAACACCTGGGCCGGGATTGATCGTGCTTGTCCACACTTGACCACTTGCGGCACCGGTAATGCCAAACTCTACGTCTAATGTTCCATATGCTGGGACGTCAATTACGATAGAGCCGCGATAAGTGCTATAAGCATTATATCCTGTAGAGCTGGCCTGACTTCTCCAATAGTCAACGCCGTTTACTTTTATGAAGACTTGGCCTGACCCTCCCCCTTGCCCAGTTGTAGCAATATTCACATAAGGAACAACGACAACCGATGGATAAGGAAGACCGCCAGTGAAGTATCTATGGTTATATCCATTAACACCCACTACATATATTGGTTCCCACACGCCAGCGGAAACAACATCGCCCAGGATTTTTTCAGCATAAACAGTACCGGTAAAATATCCATCCGCGCCGCGCAGTTCACCGCCGAAGTAACCATTATACGCTCGTAACTCCCCGGCAAAGTAACCGCTATCGGCCTCTACTATCCCACGGACTTTACAGTTAGCGAATGACGCCCAGCCATCTTTATTAATGAGCCAGCCAGTTTGACCTGTTTCCCAGTTGTAATTAGAAGACGCGATATAATCACCAATTTTGGCATTGGTAATTGTTCCATCCTTGATGAATGCCGAGTTCATGAATACCTGGCCACCCTCGACCGCGAACGGACTCGATACCGCCGAGCCGGTACCGCTGGCAGTGTTCAAAATGGCGAACCGATCCGCAACTACCAGCACCTGACTCTGCATGCCTTCGGGGGTGTTCTCGACACCCACGCCGATCCCTGCCGTATATAGCTTGCCGTCTTGCGTTTTACCCACTTTGACAGACCACATGTCCTGTAGCTTTCCTGCGTCCTCGATCGGCCCAAGTAAGTCCTTGCCAAGCTGTGTTTCGGTTATCTTGCCTGTCAGTAAATCCAGCACGTCACTAGCGTCGCTGCTCGATGTGCCTTGCGTCCACGCTGTCCATGGCCCAGCATTACCCAGGCGGTCAACAAGACGAGCCTGGAACCAGAACTGAACGCTAGCGGCCAGCCCGGTCATTGTGTGGCTGCGCTGTGGGTATGCGTAATCACCCAAGTGCATTTTGCCACTACCGTTCGATTGGCGGCTATACCAGATCTCCGTCCTCTGTGTGTCTTCCGCACCAGGTGGAAACGCCCAATTCAGCACTATCCCAAACACCTGGCCAACCGTGGTAAAGCTGGCCAGAGCTGGCGGCTCTCCTATCTTGCCCTTTAAGACCATTTCCGGGGCGTTGGCCCAGACGCTCGAAATCTCTGCCGGGTTTATTGCCCGGACACGGGCCTGGTACCGGCCAGCGTAAATACCCTGCACCTCAAAACCCAGCGTTGAAACACGCGGGCCGGGTATCCAGTTGCCGTTATCCCTGCGCCATTCCGTTTCGTAAGCAATAGCGCTCTCGGCTCTGTCCCAAGTCACATAGAGCGTGGCCACTGCCAGCCCCTGAATGGTTGCAGAGTTCTCCCTGATCCGGACGTTAGCCGGTGGTGCCTGTACGCCTGGCGGAATAACGCTGATCGGGCGGTCTTCGATACGTGCGCCGGTGTCGATACGTGCGTACTTGTCCGGGTCGTGCTCGATGGCCGTGATATCGAACGAAACACCGTCTTCGTTTTCCGTAATACCGGTGACACGGAATTGTTGAATAGCCAGATCGGAAGCATCAACAGCCCACGCGCATTCTGCCGCTGGCGGCTCGCTGTAGTTGGTCGAGACAGTCACTACCTTACCGCTCACGGCGCTGATCGTGCGGGCCTGTGATTTGCCGCTGGGCAGGTTCACGATAAGCCGCTCACCAACCTTTGCCGAAGACACGCGATCGAGCGTGATGTTGCGGCCAGAAACCGAACTGATACGACCACCAAGCGGGCGCCCTGCCATCGCCTCATCTGCCACGCCGATGATCCACCCCGGCAATGGTATGTTGCCATCCATGCCCACAGTAAAGGAGATCACCCGGTCTTTGTCGTTGGTCAACAGTAGCCACTTGCCGCGGCGAATGGCCTCGGTCTGACGGGTACACCCGATAGCAGTCAGATCGGCCTGTTTGACCTGGTAACGGCGGATAAGCGCGTTATCAAAGACTGGTTCTACAGAGTCTTGATAGCTGTTTGCCGGGTCGCTCCAGCTCACCATTGCCACACTATAGTGTGTCTTCTCACTGGCGCTGCTGTCCGTAAATATCCCGTCTTTGACGTTAGCGCGGGTATAGATGTAATCGACATCGCGGGGCATATCAGCAAGCGCATTCATGCTGTTGTTGGCCCAGTACGTCATGCCACGGAAGATGTTCGCGAAATCGCGCAGCACCGTCCAGGCCTCTTCCTGCGATTGAATGTAGGCATCACAGAGAAAACGGGGCTCTGTGCCGCTGCCGCCACGACCATCGGGTACCAACTGATCGCAATACTGCGCAATGGCGTACAAATCCCACTTGGTGAGCGCCAGGTTGTCAGCCTTAACGCGGCTGCCGATGCTGTAGCGGTCGTTGATAAGTAGATCGTAAAACACCCAGGCAGGGTTATTCGTCCATGCCCATTTAAAGCTGCCGTTCCAAGTGCCGGTATAAGTACGCTTGATCGGGTCGTAGGTCGTGGGGATACGGATCACGGAGCCTTTAGGCTCGCAGGAAACCTGCGGGATGTTCTGAAACTGTTTCGCGTCGAACTGCACGAAAAGCAGCGCGGTTTCTGGGTACCGGAGTTTCACGTCGATCAGCTCTGTGAGCGACTCAATAACCATTTTATCCGCTACTCGGTTACTGGTGCTGTTCGGCGTGATCCTGCGCACCCGCACCTGCCAGCCGGTGGTGGCCTTCGGTAGATTAATGCGATGGCTGCGCTCATATTTTGTCGTGGTTTTGCCATCAACAGCCGTTTTCAACACCTCTCGGTAAGCACCGCCATCGGTCGCAACGTCTATGGCGTATTCAATGCGATAGCCGTTCACGTCACCGTTATCCTCCTGCCGCTGAAGTTGCTGCCACGAAAAGCGCACACGAACGGCGGAAAGCTGGGTATTAGTTAGCGAGCGAACCCACGGATTTAAGCTGGTGAGTTCGGTACTTACAGTTATCTCGTTCTCTACATCCGGCATACCGGGAATATAGTCCTGGTCGGGAGTGCCTGATCGAAACTCCCATTTCACGCCTGGAAAGTTTTCAGAACCGTCTGGGCCGATGATCGGAGTACCGTCGAGAAAGATATTTTTTCCGTCTAAGCCACCGGCCAATTCCCCCTCGGCAAGCGCAAGCAGGATTTTGGCGTAGGATGTGGATTGTAGTGAGTCAGGGGACTCAACAGGCGTATGAGCATCACCACCGCCCCCCTTGCGGCCTTCAATTGTTGCCATTAATTTTCTCCAGGCGTAAAAAAACCAGCTCTAGGCTGGCCATTGAGGAATGCAGATTGTTTACTGCTGGTCTTCGGCGAAGATCCCCGCTGAGATGATGGCACCACCGATCCTGCGCTTGCCGTAGAGAATAGGGACAGGATTACCCTGGGCGATCGTGTTCACTGGCCCGCCAAAGGCATAGCTCGGTTTGTTATCAGGGCTTTCGCGTCGGGCCAAGCCTCCTTGCTGTGGTGAAAGCATTTGCACTACACCACCCAGCATCATCGAAGCACCTGACATGTATAAATAAGGTGACATTGCAGCAAATGGGGTAAAGTTAAGTACAGCGCCAACGACTACCAATACCGCACCAAGGATGGTCTGAAATGCACCGGCCTTTTTACTGCCAATAATCATTGGCGCAACTCGAATATCTTCACAGCCTGAGAACTCTAGCTCATCTTTACCGATATTCTTCTTCCCAATAAAAATAGAGAAGGTTAACCCTCTTTCTTTTGCTGTTTGCAAAAAACGTTCAAAGCCAGGAATAGTTATAGAAAGTGCCTTGATAGCTTCTTTCGGTGTTGATATGACCAGTTTATGAATCCGGCCAAATTTCGCCCCGAGAATACCATACAGCCTAACCATTCTATATTCATGCATTGTAGCGTCCATATTCTCTCCGAAAATATAAAAGGCCGTTTGGCGACCTTTTACGTGAAGTTATACTTATTGAATAGTGGTTGATTTTATATCCACGTTGCCATTGTTATCAGTGAATACTCTTAAATACTTATCTTCACCTGGCTTGACTATGAACTCACGCTCTTGCCTTTCTTTCCCACCTGAGCACAACCCCTTTCCCTCATGTCCAGCACCAACAATCCATGAGCCGCTATTAATATAAAACGTTGTTTTTTCTTTAGTGTCTAGTTTTGCCACCCTTGCACCATTTAAAAACACTGTTATATAGCAGCCACCACCAACCATCCCGCTATCCCTAACAATTGTGATAGATGAATCACTTTTTGCTGGCTCTTGATAATTAAATACGCGCTCACTTGGAGCAGTAATGGCCTGTTTAACAGGAACCGCGTCCGAAGCACACCCAGATAATAGAGCTGTAGCCGCAAAGGCTAAAAGTAACTTTCGCATCCCGCCCCCATTTAAATTCACCCACAATAATATATTAAACAACTAGTATTTGTCACAACCCAGCTTTTTTCCTAGCTTCTTCAAGATAGCCCTCAGCCGAGTTATCAATCTTGGCCGTTTCACAGCTTGGATCGAGTATTTTTGACAACTTACTATCAATTGATTTCAATAACTCAATTTGTTTATTCGCCCTGACACTTGCCCTATTCAGGAAGTACCAAATAACTATAGTTATAACTGTAAAAACGAAATACCAGAGAAAAAAAGCACCTTCCATTGTTCTACCCTCTCTATAAATAGGAAGGTAATCCTAACAATTTTTCCTCAATGAAAAAAGGTTAAAAATCATCCCTTTCAGCGATACCTCAAAACAATAGTCGTCCTTTCCTGCCAATATCCATCATAGGGAACATGTTTACTCAGTTGTCCGTACATATGGTGGAGCATCACCCCATCGCCAAGGTAGACCCCTGCGTGGTTCGGCTCGTCGGCACGCACCTGCATAATAATTACGTCACCCACCAGCAGATCACCGGTAGCCGGTATAAATCCAGCCTCGGCATAGTGCTGCATGTAAAGGTTTTCGCCACGCTCCCACCAGCCATCCGAACGCTCGAAGTTGGGGATATCGATATCGCACTCCAGCCGGTACCAGTCCCGCACGATAGCGTAACAATCCCAGATGCCATGCACGAACGGGCGGCCAAGCAATGGCTTGATGCCTTCAGCGGGCATGATGGTTCTGATATCGCCTTCCGGCCAACTGGCAATCACCCAGGGCAGTTGGGACAGGTCACATTGTGCAAGATCGAGCTGGCTCGGCTGCGTGGTGGCGTCTGGGTGACTGTGAACGATAGCGACGATCTCCCCAGCATCCTCCGCAACTGCGAAGTCCTCCGGGTGCATGCTGAATTGCTCGGTAGGCTCCGGAGCTGTATTCCTGCAACGCAGGTACTGCTGGCGGCGGCCATTTTGCACCACCAGCCCGCAACACTCGGCAGGATATGCCTCTTCAGCATGCGCCAGTACGGCGCTGATAATGTGCTTTCTCATGGCTACCTCTTCAACAATGCAGAGCCGGGGAAGCCGCCGAACGGCAGCGGATTGCCCTTTCCCCAGCGAGGTTCGCAGCCGGTGGACAGCAGGCCAGAACAAGCATCTTTCGACGGGTCACTAACCGGCTTGCCGTCAGCGTCAAAATACTTGGTACCGGTGTACCCGCATGATGCCCCGCGGTACTGGCCACGAATGCACCAGGTGCAAAGGCTATGGATCTGTCGGGTGGGGATCATGATGCCCTGCAGGTCGGCAGGCGAGGACAGCGCGAACTGGATGCCGGTATTGTTGCCGCTGATCTTGCGGTCGATGTACCACACATCAATTTTTTGCTGTGTCGCGTCGGCCTGCGGGTTGCCCTCCGGAAAGTTTCGGGCATCGAGGTAATGGGCGTAGGTGTCGCGGATCGTGACCTTGAACATAGCCAGATTTTGGTATGCCAGGCACATCGAACCAACGGTGCCATCGATATTACCGACTGACAGCGTAGGACTCGGCGCGGTACCGTCGCTCGTTACTTCCAGCCCTTCGATCTCCACCGGCCACGGCTTATATTCCCGGCCTCCGAACCAGATGGACTTTGCCGGTAGCTTGGCCGGATCATCACCGGCCTTTTCCAGCTCTGCCGGAGTGAACGGGATCGGGTGGCTGTGAAAATACAACTCAGGCCCGCTAAACTGACTGCCGTCAACTTCGAACAGGCGGATTTTACTCCCAGGCTCAAGCACCTGGTGATCAGCATTGATAGACATGGTTTTACCTATGGTCGGAAGGCGGTCTCGAACGTTGCCGCAAGTTGGTACATCTGATCGCCGCGGTTATTCTTGCCCAGTGCGGTTACCTGATACGTTTTGCAAGTGAAAAGCCCAGGCTCAAAATTTGGCGTTGTCCACTTAAACGCTTTATACCCGGCATGGCGCTTGAAAAAATTCCTGATCTCGAAAGTGCGCTTCCAGTTGCCGACAAATGTTAATGACCAGCTTTGGAGCTCTGTATTCAGCCCATCGCCAACCTGCTGTTTATAGCCATCGCCAAATTGCACCTCACGAACCCGAAAGGAGTGCTCACCTGTCGGGTTTACCCTAGCGGCATAAGTGAAAGTTTCCAGCGCCATTATCTGCCCCCTCTGATTGCGCCATTTATCGCCCCGCCCTGGCTCAAATCCTTATTGCGCAGCTTGATGTACTCTCTCTGAATAATTGTCGAAAACTCACGCGCAAAGTTCTCACCCTCCCCACCACCAGTAACTGATGTGGAGCCATTTTCGTTAATCGTTACGTAAACATTTCCACCGGTACCGCCGCCAACACCATAACCAATAGGCTGGCTGGCCGTAAGCGCCCGAACCCCCTGCGAACTACCGGCAACCGGTGAAGGAGAAACCAGCCCGCCATCAGCATAGCCACGCATCATGCTGTAAAGATTATCCACGCCGATCCTTTCCGTGGCCTCTTTGGTCATCACGAACTCGCCACGGTGCACAATGCCAGCCTCTTCGTATTTGCCACCAGCACCGGTGTAACCGCCAAGGTCATACGCCCTAAAATTGGTACTCAACCCCATCGCGCCAGTGCTTGCCGATCCTGCTGCGCCACTAACCCCGGATGCGGCCCCACCAATGCCCCCAGCAAGCCCGCCGACGACACCGGTGATCGTCTGCATGATGGAGCTGGTAACCAGCGCTTGCGCGGCCATATCAATAAGGTTTTGAACGATGGATTGAGTCAGGGAAGCGAAGAGGTTTGTCACACCCTCCTTGAACGTTTGGGTGCCTGTCAGCAGACCGGTAAGCATGTTGCTTGCCCGTTCTGTGGTTGCCTGGAACATATCGACAGCCATCTTCTGCATATCGCCCTGGCTGGCATACAGTTGCAGTGATGCCTGGTAACGCTCTTGCATCGCCTCACGATCCGCAGCAACAATGAGCTGATTGGCCCGTCCTTGCGTTATCACACCCGCCGTAGCATAGCTCTCAATCAGTGCCTGTCGTTTGGCTAGTTGGTTTTCAAGGTTTTGAATAGGATCGACATTACCGGCCAGCTCGGCGCTACCGGAAACAGCGTAACGCTGATCGGCCTCGGCCTTCGCCTGCAAGTATGCCGTGTTGATATCTTGCTTACGGCGTGAGAGTTCCTCGGCGCTTTTGATTTCGCCGTCAGCAAGTTGGCGCTGTAGCTGCTCGTTAGCCTTTTTCTGCACGTCCGCAGCCTGGCGGTAGGGATCGGAAGCAATAGCCGCGTTGTGGTCTTCCCACCGCTGCTTTGCCTCTGCTAGCGTCTTGTTCAAACGCTCCAGCCCTGCCCGCTGTTCGTTAGTCCACTTTGTACCGGCTTCCAGCGAAGCGGAGAACAACGCAGCGGCGGCATCCCCCTCTTTCAGCCGGATGCCTTCAACTTGAATTTCCTTGTTCAGGTTGGCGATTTTCTGCTGGTAATCCCCTGCCACCCCAGCGGATTTCTTGCTGGCTGAGGCTGCATCTTGCTCCGCTTTTTGCTGGGCTTTTGTCGCTGCTGTAAGGCTCTCAGTTGTTCTCTCAGCAGCAACTTTACCCGCAACATAAGCCTCATAATGACCAGGAGGGAGCTTTAGATCATCAGCCTCATAAATAGCCTGTTGCTCGGCCTTTGCTATCCCCTTTAGCCCTGCAAGTGCCTTTTCTCGCTGGACTTTTATCATTGCTGCTTGCTGCTTTTCGTCAAGCTTCGGAAGAGCCAACCCTGCGAATTTTGGAGCCGCAGCCGAGGTAGAGAGCCCTGTCACCTTGTTAAGCTGTGCATACATTTCCGCAAGACCGCCAACAGCCCCAGCAAGGGCTGCAGTCTTATTTATCGATTCATTCAGGGCTTGCGTGCGGAGTGATTCTGTACTGCGTAGCTTTTCTGTTTGTTGCTCGAGTTCATAGTTTTTTTTGCTTAAGCGCCCCTGAGCTTCCGTTATCTCTTCCTGGATATCATTGAGAGACATCAGCGTATTAATGCGACTCATCCACGGGCTTTCTTTTGCATCTGCCTCCATCTTTGTCAGTGCAGACAGACTGTCTTTTAGCTTGCGGATTTCCTCTTCTGTTTTCGCGATCTCCGACCGCTGAGCCGAGATAGATTTACCAGCATCTACAGCTGTTGACTGCAGCCCGGCGATCGACATACCGGACATCTGTTGGCGAACTTGCTCGACAGTATTACCGTATGCCAGCGCTGTTTTCCTAGCCTGTTCGTTTTTTTCATGCGTGTAGTACCAGGCAGCACCAATCCCTAGCACAATCCCAGGGATCCCGCCGACAGCACTTAATAGCCCGCTGCCGAGCCTTGTTCCCAGCGATGTTACGGCGTTGAGACCACTTTGAGCCGTCGTGCGGGCCGTGATGCTGGCTGCTAACTGGCCCTGTGCAACAGCAAGCTGCCTTTCTGCAATGATTTGCGCCTCAATCCCCACCGCCGCCGCCCTGGCCTGTTGAGCACGGTAAAGCGTGGCCCGAGCGGCAGCTGTTGCTGCTTTTGTACCTTCAACCTGGGCGGCAGCAACCGCTACCTCTGTGCGATATGCCGCCAGCATCCGTCCTGTGGCTGTTTGCACACCCAAGGCCAAATTACCGAAGTAGCGCACCGCGCCGATCCCGACAAGCACACCCAGACCAGTGGCCACATTATCGATATTACTTGCAAGCCCATCCATAACACCGGCAAGTGTTGTTGTGATGCCTGCGGCTTGGTTCTGTCCGCCAACCCATTCAGCAAACGCATTATTAATACGGTTGGATGCTGCGCTGACGCTGTTTGGCATCGTGTCGAATTCTTTTCGCAGTTGCCCGAGCTGGCTGATCAGTGCAGGCACGATCTTCGGTGTTGTCAGTTCGCCAGCGTCGGCCAGCCCTTTGAGGTCTTTTTGTGCAACGCCGAGACCATCTGCCAGCGCTTTCATGATCCGCTGGCCAGATTGCGCAACCGAGTTAAAGTCCTGCCCGCGCAGAACACCGCGCCCAAGTGCCTGAGAGAGCTGAGTGATCAACGATGCCGTTTCGTCAGCAGATGCCCCAGACACCTGCAGACCAGTGGCCAGCGCATCGGTGAGTGACAGGATATCTTTTGTTGTATACCCGTATTCGCGCAGCGAACTGGATGCCCGCGAGAATAGAGCGGCGTTAGATTCGAACGTTGAGCCGGTGTACTGGCTGATCTGCATCAACCCCGCCTGTGCAGCACTGAAATCCTCCGTAGAGGTGGTGGCCAGCTTCACCCGCGCATTGAGCGAGTTCCACTTATCGGCCATTGCGATCAAATTTCCTGTAGCAAATGCCCCGGCAAACGCGCCAGCCATCGCCAATGCGCTGCTGCGCACGGTCGCCAATTGCCCATTCAGATCAGCAAGAGCTCGCTGACTCTGACGAGTGGCATTCTCTGCCTGGCGGTTACCCTGCGTCATTGTTCTGTGATAATCGGCCCCCATGCGTGAGGCACGGGCGATCTCAGTCTGGAAGGAGCTGGAGTTAGCCGAAATTTTAATGATTAGCTCACGCAGAGATGCCATATTTCACCCATAAAAAAACCCGCCGCAGCGGGTGTTAACTAGCCAGATTTTCCAGAAATGCCTCAAGCCCAGCGGTATCCTCTTCTTCCGCGTCTTCCTCCGCGTTCCAGCGAATCAACATATCCCCGATGGACAGTGGATCTTTTGTTCGCTGGGCATTGAAGACGGCAGCGGCGATTTGCGCAGCGTGATAATCACCACGGTCATCACCAATCGGGCTTATCCGGTCAAAGGCCATCCACATGCGCAATTCACTTACGCTGATAGACTGCTGAAGCTCGCCAAGGGTTTTGCCGAGGCGTAGAGCCAGCCGCATCAAGAAGAAGGTTTCTGGCTCCCTGACTTTTTTTCAGCGTCTTCCGGCGAGGTTTGCAGGGCAAGCGCTTGCTTAAGCAGACGGGAATGCACCGGCCCGTAAAAACCCACAACCTCGTCCAGCTCTTTGCGGGTAAATACCGGCTTTTGATCTTCATCGAGCAGAACATCAATAAACATCACAGCGTCAGCACGGATGTTACGTTGCGTCTGCTCTGTAATTGAAAGCTCGACCGCCTTGGCGCCCTCTTTGAGCTCTGCAGGCTCCATAATCTCGCGCCACTGGCCCCAACCTGCTGGTGAGGGCTCACGCAGGATCACCTTCGCCCCATTCCACTCGGCGACCTCAACCAACTTGGTGCGAAAACCCGCCATCGGCGCAGAGACCAGCGCCTTAAGGTTCAATTTCTTTGCTGCCATGGGTTAATGCTCCTGTTAGGCTGCTGTAACGGTCACGACGCAGGTAGCGGTTTTGCTACCGTCCGTGGTTTTAACGGTGATTGTTGAGGTACCAGGGGCAAGGCCGGTGATAACACCCTTATTTGTCACCATGACGATTCCGGGGGCTGAGGATGTCCACGTTACGCCGCGGTTAGTGGCTGATGCCGGGGCGATCGTTGGGGTCAAGGTGAGACTGGCAGCAACAGCAACGGTGGCCGTTGCTTTATCCAGTGTCACACCGGTTACAGGTATGTTGACGGCGTAGATCCGTACGGGTTTACCGATAATGCGCAGCGTATATGAAGCGGATACGATGCCGGATGTGGCCGCACTCCAGCTGTTTTGACGCACTTCGGCAAGGTAGGCAAAGCCGCTACCGGAAGGGAACACGATACGAATAGCGCGGCGGGTGTCATCGTCATAAGCATCCATCAGTGAATCCTGGGCAGCATCGTAACCGCTCCAGTTTTTACCAATGGTCATTTCAGATGGGGCTTTCAGACCGTTTACCATCTCCTGCTCATCCGAACACAGCGTGGAAACTTCAATATCAGCCTTTTGGCCGCCTGTGTAGCTGAGTTCCTTGGTGCTGCACGATGCGGCAAGCCAGGTAACACCAACGGGATTAGCTTCGCTGACTTCACCAGCAGAGACGCTGATCACCGTGCCTTGTGTTTTTTCATACTTACTTGTCATGAGTTTTCTCCAGACATAAAAAAACCCGCCGTAGCGGGTCATGGTCAATGGTATGGGTTACTGCCACACTCGGAATTCGAATGAGGCGCGGAAAAGGCCGGTTTCGGGTTCGTGACCGCTAAATAGATGGACTTCAGCAGGTGACAGCACGGTTACCGCCGCCTCGGCCTGCTGACGTAGAGCTTTCGCCTCGTCAATGCTGCTGGCGTACACGTCGATCTGCACCATGTAGGCAGTTTCAGCGGTACCGCAGAACACATCACCCCGATTTTCATCAGGAACGGTGTAGACGATCCACGGTGGCTTTACTGCTGGCTGCCCCTCCGGCGTAAGTTTGACGACATAGGGATAAGCCTGTCCGCCCACCAGCGGTTTTAACAACGGGTTAAGATCGGCTTCAGTCATTTGGATAACACCTGGTCAATGGCCTCATTGATCTTGGCAAAAGCTGCCGCTGCTGCCTCCGCCTCCTTGGCATCGTATGCTGGCCGAATAAATGGGACGGGGGCCAGTTTCGACGTACCCACCTCGATAAAACGCCAGTAGAAAGCATTTTTCGGGTTGCTGGCCTTCATCGAATTATCGCTGTTGCCCGTTCGAGGATTGCGACCCCGGATGTGTACACCAGCCACCGCGCCACCATCCCTGGCACGCATGTTCACCGCAACGACATTACGCGCCAACTTGCCGGTTTTCTTCGGTGCTCTGGCCTTGACTTCATCGCGGAGCACGTTTGCACCTGCCCGCGTAGCCTGGCGTAAAACGTTGCGGTTCTCGGCCTTACTCAACAGTTCCAAATCCTTCGAAATGTCGAGCAGGCCGGAAAAATCCAGATTGCCGCTGATCATGGTTTCACCCCGCTTTTACAGAGAATTTCCAGCCGGGTTCCCTTGGGATCGGGGATTGGTGGGCCGGTAATCTCCAATACAGCCCCTTTAAACGGGCCATTCAGGCACAAAAGCCGGGAGGCGGCGGTAACATCAGTGCGGTAACGCATCCAAACACGGATAGTGGCTTCTGCCTTCTCTGCGCCGGATGCCACCAGCTCGCGCCCGCTGATCGCCTTCACCTCTGCATAAACAGTCTTGCCGTCGCGCCACTCCTCCAGTTCCTGCCCGGAGGGTAGTTCCACCGGGACAAAGCTCTGAATGTTGACGCGGTGGCGCAGTCGGCCTGCTTGCATAGCGCCCCCTTACAGCGGAATAAATCGGTAGGGCTCCAGCAGAGCCTTAAACCCGAGCGGAATACTGACTTTCTGTACGTCGGCGGTATCTTCCCGGTTTTCGTACCAGTGACCGACCGCCAGCATGATGGCCAGCATGACGTCATCACTGACCAACAGCCCTTCACTCTGCCCCTCGGGAACTGAGTCATCATAAAGCGTCCGATTGGTATAATTTTCAGCCTTGCGCCGGGCCGCGCCCGCATAAAGCGTTAACAGCTCATCGTCTGAATCATCATCGTCATCAAGACGACATTGCAGGCGCAATTGCTTGATGCTTGGCTTCATCAATGCTCCTTACCTGCAACCCGTTGCCAGATTGCAGGCATAAAAAAACCGCCGAAGCGGTGCAGGGATACGCCGGAATAATGATTATTTCCCGGTCAGCGCCTTGATCGCTGATGCATCTTCCAGCACACAATCGAAACGATGGAAGGCCAGGAACGCGGTCTGATCGTACTCGGCAAAGCGCTCAACCAGGCGTTTCAGCGTCATATAAGTAATACGGCGCAGAATGAAGCGGTCGAAGTCCCCGCAGTAAACAAACTTTTTACCCGTTGCCATGCTGTCGATCGCCTGATCGATAACGTACTGCATGCCCAGCACCGACGCAGGCGCAACACCGACAATATCCGGCAACCACAGAGGGCGCTTATTGCCGTCCACCAGCTCGGTGAGCGTTTTCAGCGTGGAATCGTTGAATGCCAGACGGAATTTAGGCCCGTTGCGGTAGGCAGGATCAATGCTGTGCTTCAGAGCGTTAATGTCCGTCCAATCGAGCGTTACCGCCTTGGCGGCCACAGTACCGGTTACGGATACCTCAAGCCCTTTAGGCTGCACTGGTGTGCCTGCGCCGGTACCTTTAACGATGTATTTGGCCTCACCGCGCCCGATACGCTGGGCGATGCGGCCTGCCAGATACGCCTCGATATCAACCCCGCTATCCTGCAGCAGTTCGTTAGAAACACGGATGATTTTGGAGCTGAGCTTCTTGGCCCCGAGGATCGCGGTACCGAATTCAACATCTTGCTCAGATGCGGCGGTGTTTTCGCCCAGCAGTTCGCCTTCTTCCGCCGTGCCGTCAGACGTTGACCAGGTGATGTCCTGACCGTTGGATGAGTTCAGGATTTGCGCCACGCTAGCAATACCGCCGTAGGCCTTCATGGCATCAACGATTTTAGCAAGCATCTGGGTAGGCACGGTGTAACCGCCCTTTTCATCTGGCGTAGTACCCTGGGCGCGCAGCTCACGTACAGCGGCGCGCTCTTCGGCACTCAGCTCGGCAAAGCCCTGGCGCAGGAACTTATCGAACGCAGCAGCGCGGATTTCGTGCTGTTTGTGCTCAGGGTTGTCTTTGTTCAACCGCTGGCGCTGTTCATTCTGGTTATCATCAACAAAGGTCTGATCCAGTGCGCGCAATTCCTCCTCTCGGGTGATTTGCTGATCGATCTTGGTCAGTTCATCCTTGGCCTTGTTCCATTCGGTACGCTGCTCCTCCGTCCAGGCGGTATCCCCGATCTTGTCGTTGAGAGCGCGCATATCGGTGGCGATGGTGTTACGTTTTTGCTTCAGTTCGTGCAATTTGATAATAGGCATGGTCTTTCCTTACGCATTCAATAAAGTCAGCACGCGCTCGCGCGCCATTCGTTGGTTAATGGCTTTCTGCAACGCGCCACTGTCACGCGCCTCCTGCCAGGCTTTCATGGATCGGACGGCTGAATCAGCCTCCTGATAAGCGGGATAGGTCACCGGGCTTACGTCGAACAGACGTGAAACCTTGGTAATCTCACGGATCACCACCCCTTGTTCATCCTGATACCAGTCCTCGCCATCACGGGCGACGCGGAAGGAAAAGGAAGATTGGTTGATGTCGCCGCGCTGCATAGGGCTGATCACCAGATCGCGAATGGTCTGGGTTTCCGGCGCCACAATGTTGTATTGCAGCCCCCGATCATCCACGGATAACGACAAGGTACCCGCCGAACTGCGGCCCAAGATGAAGTTGGGATCGTGGTTAAACAGGCCACGAACGTCATCCTTGAGCACATCATCGAAAGCACCAGGCTTGATGATCTCGCGAAAGCCCCAGAGCACTTCTGACCGGCTATCAAAGACCGAGCCGTAGCCAATAATGTGCGTAGGCTGGTTTTCTTCCTGCTGGGCGCGCACCTCACCACCGTAACAGCGTGTTTCTCTGTCACTCATCGGGGTTTTCCTCTTTTTTGGGGTCTGTAAAGTCTTTGGCTGGGTTGGCCGCATTGACGCTGACCAGCATTTCGTCCAGGCCGTCAACCGGGTTCATATCTTCAAAGGCGCGGGCCTCGTTCCGGCTCATCCACCCGTCTGTAATAGCAAAGTGGTAGAACTGGGCGCGCTCCTGCGGGGTACCGCGTAACAGGCCAGCCAGGTTAAACCGGATGTAGTACCCGGCCGCCCGCTCTGCGGCTGTGAACAGGCGGCGGTTTAGTTCCTGCTCCCAGTTCACGATCCACGGCATGACCGTATGGCGAACAAACTGGATGGATTGCTGGGTGATGTTAGAGAACGTTGCTTTCTCCAGGTCGTTGATCATGTGCGCCGGAATATTAAAAATCCCGGCGATCTGCGACCGGTTAAGCTTCATCAGGTCGATGAGTTGGGCATCAACGGGCGAAACGGTCAGCGCGTGGTAGTCCAAATCGGCAGGAAGCAGCAGGGTTTTATTTTCCTGTCTACGTAACGCCTGCGTAGCCTTTTGCCACATTTCTTTAAGCCGTGACCATGAGTCAGCATTCAGTTCTGTTTTAACCGATACGATCCCCGCAGGCCGTGCATTACCGCCAAAGAAATTACTGGTGTACTGCTGACCACTCATCCCCATACCGATCGTTTCAGCATGCTGCAAGATGGGGCTCAGCCCCATTTTCTGATTATTGCCCAGTGCTCGGATGTGGATCATGTCGTGGGGGTTAATGGAAAAGTTGCCCTCTTCGTTGTATACCCCGTAGGTGTATCGACCACCGGTATTGAGCAACGTGGTTTGCCAAGGCATGCAGGCTTCCAGCGCGGTAACCTCACCTCGGCGAGAGCGAACTACCTTTGTGTAGCCATTTCCCCAACCCAACACATGACGCTCTTTCAGCTCTCGCCACTTATAACTGGTCTGCCACTCGTTCGGCTCGTCGTGCACCAGGTAAAACAGCGGGTGATCCCGGCCCTGTATCACCTTATCGCCGGTTTTGCGCATCACATGCACCGGCATCTGTGCCAGGGTTGAGGACAGTACATAAATACAGGCATAAACCGCCGCCAACCTCATAGATGTTTCGGGGCTGACAAACACATCACCCGCCCGAAACCCCATATCAAGACTGTCGCCAGTGATCGGATTGGCGGGATTTTCCAGCGATTCGCTACGGAAAAGGGCATCAAATAGCACGTTTATTCCTCCTGGCCGCCGCCAGCGCAAACGCCAGCATTGAACCGCCACCAGCCATTAGAGCGATCGCGGTGCCGTATTGCAGGTAAAGCCCTGCGACGAGCAAGCCGAAGCCGGCCAACCCGCAAAGGTCGATAATGAGTGATTTCATAGGGTCAGCAGTTCTTCGTCTGGGCCGAGAGTGGAAAGGAAATCAACATCCCCGCCGCCGTTAACCAACACCCGGCTCATGCCTGTAAACAGTGCTGCGGGGCCGTCGATCTTGGCCTCTGGCGTGGATTTGTTGGGGAAAATGTTGTCGTTCTTATCAGGCTTGACGGTGACGTTACTCATCATCCAGTTCATTACTGGGTGGTTGCTATGATGGAACTTACCGCCATACACAAGCGCTTCAATCTCCTTCATCGCCTCGGAGAAATTGCGCACCGTCTGCGGCACTTCCACCAGCGGCAATCCCTCTTCGGCCAGCGCCAGGCTAAACTGGGTTGCGCTCCAGGGGTCAAAACCGATTTCACGCAGGCTTTCGCCCGCCACCCACTGCTGCAATTCCGCTTTGATCTGCGCGTGATCGATAACATCGCCATCGGTCAGCGTCAGCTTTTCAAGCTCGGCCCACTTGCGGTACAACTCTGCCATCTGGCGGGAACAACGCTCCAGCCGCCCTTCCGGCAGCCAAAACTTGAAATCGGCGTGTGCATGCCCGTTATTGGCCTGCCAAATCTTCACGGCGGCGCAAATATCGATCTTGTTCGACAGGTCAACACCTACCCACAGCGGGTACGTCTTCAATTCATGCCGCGGCGCGATGAAGTCACACTTACCCCATTTCAGCATATCCATCCAGGCGGCCTCTGCGGTCACCCACAGGTTCATGTGCTTGGTGAAGAAATTATGACGGGCAGAAACCTGCTCCTTAGCCTTCTTGGCCAGGCGGCGTAAATCATCCCAGCGCTTACAGATACCTAATCCCGGATTGGCCTTCTGCCAGACCTTTTCATCAAAAGGATCGTCCTCTTTATCCAGGGTAAAGATGATGCCGAAGAAGGTATCATCCTCAAACTGGCCAGTTGCCGCCCCCTGCAAAACCTTTATGGCGTAGTCGCGCAACTCGTAGCAGATCCCCTCCTTGTTAAACCCTGCGGTAGTGATGCCGAACAATAATGATTGCAGACGTGCACCGGTTGCAGTTTCCAGCACATCCCACACATCACGGGTTTTATGAGCGTGGAGCTCGTCAACAATGGCGCAATGGATGTTCAGACCGTCGAGGTTGTTGGCATCGCTGGACAGTGGGCCAAAACGTGACGAGGATTGCTCCTGAAAGATCGCCAACTTGTTGAACTCAAACAGCCTGCCCAGCGTTGGCCGGGCCTGCTTGATCATGCTTTTGGCATCTTCGAACACTATCCGCGCCTGCTCGCGAGTGGTCGCAGCGGAATAAACCTCTGCCCCACCCTCGCCATCTGCGCCGGTCATGTACAGACCAACGCCAGAAGACAGCGTGGACTTGGCATTTTTACGCGCCACCTCGTTATAGGCGGTACGGAACCGGCGCACCATCACCGGGCGGCCACTGCCATCATTGCGCAGCACCACTTCACCGGTATTTTCATCCACCAGCGGGATGATGAAGCCGAAAATGTTGATCAGGATGAAAATGTGCCAATCCATCAGTTCGATGGGCTGACCAGCCAGCGCGCCTTTAACGTGCGGCACGAACTTATAGAAATTGAGGATATGTTGCGCTCGAGCCTCGCTGAATGTGATCCCGCGCTCCGGCCCCACCTTGAGATCGTTAAGGAAACGCTGGCACGACAGCCTGACCAGTTCGCAGGCAACAATCTCCCCCGCCACGACGCGCTCGGCATAGCGAATACCATCAGCAACCTTAGCCATTAATCTCTCGCTTTCATAAACTCAGCCAACGGATCAACCGCATCGGGTGCCGTGGCATTAACTTTTGAACGGCTGGCCGGTGTCATACCGAACTCAGCCAGCATTGCGCGGATGCGCTTCCAGGCATCAGCCTTCATCATGGCTGCCGGGTGTGGCTTGATCATGCGGATTTCGCGCTCTTTACCCTCGTCGGCATCATCCTCGCTGTACACGGCGTAGGTATAGCCCTCCCGATCCAGCGTGTCGCAGTGGTGCCGGTACTCGGTATACGCCTCAACCAGCAATTCCAAGGCTCGACCGTCGAGCTGAGACATAACGCCGAGGGCGTCAAGTTCCTCGGCCATCCGCTTAAACCAATACTTCCCCTGCTTATCAAAATGCTTGGGAGTTGGGGGTACCCCTGTTGGGGGTTTTGGCTCGTTTTTATTTATGGCCCGTTTTGATGGGTTACCCCTGACCAAACGTAGATGGGTAGGGGTTTTCGGTGGCCCTGACATAATCGAAAACTCCTATTAATCATCGCTTGGGGTACCCCAAAAAAAAGTTTCTAACCTGCGGGTGTGTAAGAAAAGGTAATGCGGCGGTACTTTGGGCAAGATGTTGCAGAGATTTGATCCCCCCCCACAATGGTAATGATAATCGATATTATTAGGTGGTGATAATGAAAATAGATATCATTTGACATGAAATAGTTCAATATAAAATCATTTCGCAATGGTATCAATCGGTATAAAAGTCATCGTTCAACTCCCTGCGCCGCCCAGCAGTGGCGTTATTCGGGCAGGCGCCTAATGTATGCCCAGAGCCACCACAATAGCCACAGTGCAGGTTTGCACGCCTGGCTGAACCGTTGAAGGTGTGCGGGCAATTGGCTTTGGTGTGGCGCTGCGAGCCGCAGTATGTGCATCGCTGGTGGCTCATCGCAGTCTCTCCGTCGCTGTCTTGCTGCGGTGGCAAGGCCAGCATAGGCTTTCAAGGTTCAAATCGTCATCGGTACCCCCATGTGCCTTGGGTACGATGTGATCGACGGTTGTAGCCGGTACTGCTCTACTGTTCCGCAGGCATTCCTGGCAGATGTGGCTATCACGCTTGAGGATACGGACGCGGCGAATAGTCCAGTCGTTACCATAGCCGCGCTGGTGCCTGCTCTTGCCCTGCTGGTGTACTTCCCAGCCGGTGTTTTGATGCTCGGTGCAGTAGCCTGATCGGTCGGTGGTGGTATGGCGGCAACCGTGCTTGCGACAGGCTCTAGGGATAAGGGCGGGCATAATTTTACCTAATATGTTGCAGGCTACATTGAAATCAGACAAGAAAGCCACAATATATAAATGGTCATTATCCGATGACGTAAACAAACAATAAGGGATTAATAGATATGAAAAAACAGGAATTCCTAATGGTAGCGATACCTCTTCTGGAACTTATCAATGTGATGATTGCGGACATATCATCACGAAGGAGTCTAATACATCGCTCCAGCCATGCCCCGAGGGAAACCGGAAAGACAACGACATTCCTCACATACTGAATAGTTGGACGGCTCTCACTGGCCAGGGTGACGCTGTCGATGATCCCTATCCAGAAAAGTAATACATCTTCATAAATTCAGGGCTCCTTAAGGGGCCCTATTTGCATTGACTTGTCCACGATCCAACTGCCACTTAATCAGCCCCTCAATACGAGAGGCGCACACGTCCAACTCGCTCTGGGCAACTTGCAGCGCCAGCACAGCATCACCAAACGTGTTGCCGGTAAATGGCGTTTGTTCGCACCGTTGAAGAAGAACGGCTGGCGGGTACACGTAGATCAGTTTAGGGGCTGGCGGGGTCTTTGGTTTCTCGGCGCAGGATGCGCTTAACATCATCAGGCAAAGGCTGCTTGCCAGCGTCGCTATGCTCCAGCGCCTCGCGTAATGTTCTGTTTTCAGCATCGGCCTTGGCCCTCTTCTGCTGCTCAGTCTTAAGTTGTTCCTCGGTAGCGCGCCGGTCAGCGTCGATTGACCCTTTCAGCGCGGTGATCGTTTCATCACGCCCAGCCAATGCAGTGCTTAACGCCTCGTTATCTCTCTTGTACTGACCTATGTCAGCATTTAAGGCATCGATACGCATACCCATGCCGAATAGCAATACGATGAAGAACAAGGCCACCATTAGCGGCCAATGCTCTTTAACCAGCTTAATTAGGACGGAGATGCTCATAGGGCCACGCGCTCTTTCACCCAGCCATACAAAAAAGCCTCATTCGCAGGCCGTTGTTCTGCTAACTCCAGATATCTAGAAGCCTGCGAGCAGTTCAAGGCCTTAAGTAGGACCGCCTCGCCTTCTTTTCCTCGGGCAAGTAGGAATGATTTAAGGGCTGAAACAGTGCGCGGACCTATCTGGCCATCCGGAATTAAATCAGGATAAAGCTTGCCGCCATTGTTCATTGCTGAAAGCCACCGTTGCAGCCATTTAGCTGGAACAGATGGCCCCATATTTACGCCCGTGTCGCAAATTTCTGCAGCAATTACTGGCGATATATCCGCTATGAGATCGAACCGGGGCCCAGTCCAGTAGTCGGCAGTGAGAATGGCCAGCGCCGTTTCACGCGGTAGTTGCCGCATATCACCGCTATAACCATGCGCTCTTGCTACAACCTCAGTTATTCCCCAGCGAGTAGCACCACCTTTATCTGCCGGGTTGTTAACATAGCCACCCTCCTTACCGAGAATGGCGTTGAATATTTGATCTTTAGTCATAGCATCACCTTGGCTTTACCTTGAACAACTGCACTACATTGCCCTTGGCCCTCAACACAAGCAGGCAGAGCACAATGTTAATAAACAGCTCGGCGGGATCTGTAGTTCCTTCATAGGCACCCAGCGCAATACGGATCACTACTGAGCCAGTGGCAAACATCAGCCCCCACGCCAGGTATGCACCCCAGCGAACGTATTCGGTACCGTTTCGGCGGAATGAGAACACGCGGATAAAAATCACTGCGCAGACGGCAGCATTGATTAACGTTTCGGGATCATGAGTCACCATCGCCGCCCCCTCTTTTCCTCAAGAATCCGCCACCGCTGTTGATCATCATCAACAGGCGAATGACACAACCAGCGGCAAGTAATGCGCCCGCTGCATCCGCACCCCGGTCGTAACCGGCTGGAAGGAAATCAACAATCCACGCTGCTGCGGGTTTGTACATCGTCAACCCTGCCGTGAAGCTGCCGATCGCCAGGATTAGGCGGGAACGAATGCCATACTCTGAGGCGGAAACAACAAACAGGATCGCGCCCGCAAAAGCACCCAGCACGACATCAGCCGGTAACCCAGCGAAAAACGTCATGACCGCAACACCCGTTACCGCCCCGCCCGCCACCGTTGTGGTAGTAGTCACAGGCTCTGCCATATTTGCTCCTTTGTTCGCTCAGCGAACGCCGGGCGATAGATATGAAAAAGGCCCACCGAAGTGAGCCAATAATGAAAAGCTCCGGACTATGCCGAGGCTCGTTTACCCCTCCGGGTACATCTCCCGAACGGTTTGATCAAATCGTTCTTTCTCAAGCTCCACGCCCAGACCAATACGACCCAGCCTGACCGCCTCTTTTATGGTGGAGCCGGACCCCATGAAGAAGTCGGCCACCACATCACCGGGACGGCTGCTAGCGCTGATAATGTGCGCCATCATGGCTGCGGGTTTTTCGCAGGGGTGTTTACCTGGGTAATACTGCACCGGTGGGAATGTCCAAACATCGGTATATGGGACATCTACCGACACGGAGAAAGGCCGCCGCAATTGTTTGTACTCTTGGCAAAGCGCCTTATATTCCCGGTTAAGTGAGGTATATTCACGCACAAGAACATGATGCGGCTTATCGAGTCCGGCAGCCTGGTGCTGCTCGGTAGCCTTACGCCGGAAAAGCTCTTGTAACGCCAGGTACTGATCTTCGCTGGGCAGTTGCCATTGGCTTTCACTAAACCAATGGCTCGCCATCTTGCGGCCGGTAGCGGCGTTGATTTCTTTGGCCGATACATTGAGTGCCTGCCGTGCAGATCTGAAATAGTCGATCAGCGGCTTGAAGACGTTTTGCTTCAACTCGGAGCACTTGGCTGCGTGGCCGGTATCTTTTGGCTGATACGGCCCGGCATAATGCCCCGCAAAGATGATCCGCTCTGTTGCCGGGAAGTAAGCCCGCAGGCTCTCTTTGTTCTGGCGTCTCCAAGGCCCGGAGGGCTTGGCCCATACGATATGGCTCAACACGTCGAACCGCTGGCGAACCAACAGCTCAGTATCTGCCGCCAACCGGCTACCACAGAACATGTAAAGGCTACCGCTCGGCTTGAGTACCCGCCAAAACTCAACCAGCAGAGCATCCAGCCAGGCTAGATAGTCTGCTTCGGTTTTCCACTGGTTATCCCAATCACAGCTCTTTACCCGGTAATACGGTGGGTCAGTAGCGATCAGGTCGATGCAGTTATCAGGCAGGGTTTTGATGTATTCGATTGTGTCAGCGTTGACAAGACTTGTACCTGAGATCATGAGCGCCCTCTTTGATAGGCTCATACCGCTGTTAAGCAGCATGGGCAAAAGTTCGCTTGTGACCGAAAAGCATGAGCGACTGACGGTTAGTGCGCTGATAACACGCTAACCGTTGCCCATTTCACAAACACTGATTTTTCAATGAAGCCTGGTGGCTTGTGTTACAAAAATGCATAAGTTGCAGCTAAACCTCCTACTCGGCCAGGATGCTATCCATCACTAAAGGCTTCGATTTACTATTTCTACTATCTAAGTTAAAAACTTTGCCACTAAAAATAAACGCGAAATAAATATCCATTATTGTGATATTGATCACTACTAGGGTACGTTGCAATAGTTTCAAATGGTATATGTTAGAAACTTATTTTCATTAGCAATAAGGAGATGCAATGTTTACAGCAAACGAAAATGCCTTTATCCTAAAAGAAAATGGAGACAGAAAAGGCCCCTACAAAGCAAAATTTGCAGGTGATACTGTCATTATCAACGATAAAATGGCTGATATTGATGATGGTGATACAATTGTTAGGATGCTTCCCAATGGAAAGGAGGAACATAAAAAAATCAATAAAGCCAATTTCTTCGATACGTCGATTGCTGGTTTTGAACCTCATTATCAACTAGAAGTTGGCCCCAAAATTGCCACACCCCCTCCTTCTTCTCAAAATATCAGCATTCACGGTGGTAATGTACAGATAGGTAATCATAACCATTTACAGGTTACCAATAGCATCGAAACTCTAAATAACCTTATCAATAACTCTCAAGCAAGCGCTGAACAGAAGAGAGAAGCTAAAAGCTTGTTAAGCAAGCTTGCTGAACATCCTTTGATTACAGCAATTGCTGGCGGAGCTATATCTCTTCTCTAAAACAAAACCCGCTACTGGCGGGTTAATTCACAATGGAAACCCAATTCTTAGGCAGCAAGAATAAATGATGCATTGAGTGCCAAGAGCAAATCAAAAGTATTGATATATCTAACTCCAAAATGCGCACAAATGTTAGGAATCAGAAACTTTTTCCTACATCGCAGGTCAAGTCTCTCATGCGTAACTATGGTGCTTCCCATTGACATGGCTTTAGCAATTAACCATGTATCTGCCCCTCTTAAAAACTCATCCATGGCTCCAACAGACATAGGGAGTTGTACTTGCTGCTGAGCAACATGCTGGACAATCGATCTCAGATTGTTTTGGGTTTGTAAATCACTTACAGGAAGGAAAATGCCTCGGTGCAAATTTACCCAATCCTTTAATTCATCATTCCCACCAACCAATTCGTCGTACACATTCTGTATACTAAATATTCGTCCACCAGCAGAGCAGCGCAAAATCCAATCCCAAAATGCTGGACAAAAATCCATGTGATAGTATTTGTTTTTTGCCTCTATTAAAACGTTGGCATCGATCAGATACGTCATGCGCCTATTTCCGTTGCATATTTCCTAAGTTTTGCCGGGGCAACCCCCAACAACCTTCCTGCATCTCTCAGTAGTACTCTACCACTTAACGCCTCGTTAAGTATGGCTCTGCTGAAGCGCGCGCTGTTTTTGTTCTGGGCAATAGCATAAAAATTACCACCACCGCCAGATTTAGCCCGAAACTCAGCCATCAATGCCTGATAGTACTCGTTGTAGGCTTGCACATCAATAAAGCCCAAATCATAAGCTCTACGCGCTATAACATAGCGACTAACATGCAGCATTTTAGCCAAATCTGCAGCATTCTGACCAAGGGATTTTTCTCGGTCCCAATGAGCATGCATTAGTCTTTCAGAAGCCAGGAACTCACCAGCTACAGCATTGCAGAATTGTTCCTCTCTACGCTCTTCGTTCGCACTAGCGGAGGAAATACCACTTTCTCCAATCCAAAGATGGGCAATCTCATGCAGTAAGGTAAACAATCTAGCCGCTGGCGCATCTGTTAGATTAATGAACACAACTGGTGCGTATGGGTCGCTTATAGCAAACCCTCTAAACTCATCAACGTTTAGCGGCCTATGGGTGTTATTCCCAACAATCCCGCTTCTCATGACAAGAATCCCGGCATTTTCTGCGGCGTCAACGATCTTTCTCTGGTACTCCTCCCAAGTAAGGCCTCTTGGGTTGAGATTATTTAACCCTAAAACATCGCGTATATTTTCTGCTACGTTAACAGGGTGATCTTTAAGGCTATAAGAACCAATAAACGGAAGAGGCTGTGCCTCTTGATCGATCAGATAGTCTTTGTACCATTCCTGTTTACGAATAACAGAACGGATCGTATCAAGCATATCAATGCTTGCATTTTGAAGCTCATAATTCCGGATTGTTCTCAAATCGGGTATAGGCACCGGCTCAACAGGCGGCTGAGGCAAGAAAAAGTATGCAAATGGAATGTGTAATTTATTGGCTAATTTCTGCGCTTGAGCAAACGTTGGATTGGCGTTCCCATCCTCCCAGCTGATTACTTTTTCTACTTTTACCCCAATACCTGCGGACAAAGCATCCTCAGACATTTGAGCTCTCGCCCTTGCCCAGGAAAGTATTTGTGGATTGATTAACGCAAATTCAGCCATAGTCTCTAGGTTTTTCAATTAGTTAATAAAAAAACCATACTCGTTCGTTACCATTAAGGTAAGACTACCGTACAGGGTCAATTTATGCCATAAAAAAACCCCGCAAAAGCGAGGTTTTCTGATTGGATAAGCTACTAACTACGTAACCACTCTTATCAGACTAATGCACTTTTTGCGTAGCGCACTAGTACTTTTTTCGGTGGTTCGTAAATTTGGGTGCGCTGGGTGTAGGGATCCATCTCCAACACAACGCCAGCAATCGCCAAGCAACCGTCAACAAAGCTCTCGGCTAGCATGATTTCCTGCCTTATTCGGCCCTCGCTTGTCTTACGCATGCGTCCTATTGATCGCTTAGACATCCCATAGACATAGTGCAAAATTAGCAGCTGCAGCTCATCTGGGCGGCGCATGACCTTCAGCCTGGTAATGGCTGCATCAATGATAATCCCGTCATCGTCGCAGCATGATGGCTTGCTCGTTGAGGATGGAGGGAAAAGCCCTTTGAACCCTGCGGCTATATGGGAGTAGTCCACATTGGTGTTATCCCTTGCCCACACACCCCAGCGCTCTAAAACTAACTGAATATCTCTCATGCTTATTCTCCAGGTGTCTAGCCCGCATGCCAGCTCACCAATTACTCCACTTTAAGAAATTGCGCCCAGCGCAACAGACAAATCAAAAAACTCGTACCACAGATCCACCTGGCTTCCGTGCTCCACTTCCCACCGTGACATGTCACGATGTAAATCATCATGATGCTGACGGCATAGCGGAATAGTGAGAAGGTCATGAGCCTTGGTTCCCATACCACCCTGCCCGTGCCCTATGATGTGATGAGGATCATCGGCACTGACCCCACAGCAGACGCATGGCTGCGACTTAACCCACTGCAGATACTTCGGGTTCACCCAGCGGTGGCGCTTTGGGATCTTCATGAAGGATTGCGGTGGCTCTGGGTCTATCTTCAACACCTTGATTGCCTTGCTGGCCTTTGCCGCCACAATCCCCTTTGCCGCTGGCGTGTGGGTGATATCAGCCTCCCTTTTGGTGCCTGCAGGTACCGTGTAAGGCTTCACGCGTAAAGAGGCAGCTGATACATCCTCTGGTAGAAGATCAGCCAAGTCATGGAGTGCGGCCCACCAGCACAACTCGGGCAGGGTTAGCTGGTGGCCTTCCGGCAGCAGGAAGTGGCCGCGCACCCGATCGACAATCCAGGTGGCCCGGTTTGTATCGGCTATTACATCAAGCTTTGGTAGTGTTTGCCCGGTATAGAGGTTGTCGTGGCTCTGACAGAGACATAAGGCGCTATTGCCATAGCGGAGGGTAACCATATGCCGCGAATGCTCACCATCAGCCTGGCAGGCTGATATCTGTGATACCCAGTATTCCAAGGCGTTAATGCCACCAGCAGCCCGGATCACCCTTTCTTGCTGGTAGAACGGCTGGAAGCGTGGATCGTTCGCTATCAACTGATCAGCAGCAGGCAGAGCGCCTGATGGCAGCTGACTGAATTCGTGCGGCTCGGTCGATATCAAGACACGCCCGCCGAACATGGGCAACAGCGCCTTACCCGGCTTGAGGAAAACCAACCCTAACTCGGGCTGGATGATTGGTTTCAGGAGTGCTCTCACGCGGTCACCTCAGCCTTACCAGGTATCATAATCACCGACTGATTACACTGGTTGCCCCAGGTATGCCAGCCAGCCGCCTGCTGACGGGCGAACAGCTCAATACGTGGAACATCCCCCAGCAACTGCACCAACTTCTCACGGAACACCTCAGGCTTTGCGCTGTGATCCATTCGTGGTGCCGTTACGTGCTGACAAATCGAGGCATCCAGGCGCGGCGGTAACCGTCCCTTGACAGCAAACAGGCAATCTTCGCTATTGGCTCGGGTCATATGGCCCATACCGATCGCACTATTGCCCTTGTTGCGGTTCGTCTTGTGCCAGGTGAAGCCCTTCATGGTCATTAAACGGAAGCCCCAGGCTTCTACAACCTTCAATGCTTCGACCGGTTGAGTCGGTACCCACCACATGGCCAGCAAACAAGAATCGGCGGCCAAATCCCAAACGGGTAAGCGGCAAATATCGGCTACCTTCATCGTTGAGTATTTGAAACCAGCCCCACGTTTGCCATCGGCGCACTTGTCGTTATAGGTCCACGGTGGATCCGCATAAATCAGACTGTATTCCACTTGGCCCCCTTCATTGCTCGACGCGCCAGCTGCTTTACGCCGTAGTAATCCCGGCCAAAGTTCTGGCGTTGCCATGCGATCAGCCAGCCGCGCTTTATGGCGTAGGCCCGAAACTCTCCGCGATCTTGCCAAGTGCGGGCGGCTTCGCGCAGTAGGTACCAGCGGCGGAGATGATGGAAGATCCCTCCCGTTCCTGTGATAAACGTCATGCGGCCTCCTGCTCTACGGCTACCAGGCGGTAGAAATAAACCATCTTCCCGGACTCGGCTCTTACCATCTGGCGCTCTTTGATCAGGCCATTGCGTGGCTTGCTGAACTCACGCAACCGGGCGCTGATCGCTGACTGGGTATCTGCCACGCCGTACATCTGTAAAACCAACAGTTCCAAATCACGCAGAGTGCGCCACGTTGCGCCAGCAGCGGCAAGCATTACCCTGGTCTGTTGGCTGTCTGGGTTGTCTTTGAGCATGCCAGCGCGAACCAGGCCACGAATGCCGGTGTTGATGCGGTCGCTTTCGAATACGTCCACAGGGATCGTTAATTTTTTCATGATGATGTCCTCCCGGTTTTCGCCCGGATACGTGCCAGCATTTCTGAGCCAATGCGCTGATAATCGCCGTTGGTGTCCAGTAACTGTGCTGGAGCTGGCGGGCGCTGTTTATTGGCGATCTGGATAACGGGCGTGGGAATGGGTTCACCTGCTGCCAGTTTCTTGGCCCACAGATTGAGTTGGGTTTGTGCCGCTTTACGGGTTTCGGCCTCGGTGTGGTTGTAGCGGTGCATGGCTTTGCGTACATCAAGCACGATCCAGTACATGACAGGATGTGACCAGGGGAAAGCCTCGGCTGAATCATGACGATCCCGCTGGGCACTGTACCGATCAAACTCGGCCATCACTTCATCAAGCGACGGCAATCCAGCACCAGCTGCAGCCCCTTCCCTGCACCAGCCGATGAACTTGCCACAGCTTGGCCAGAAGTCTGTAGCCTGCTGTCGCGCCATACGCATACCGGCCTTGACCTGCTCCAGAGAAGTGATCCCGTTCTCGGCGAACGCCAGGATCCATTGGCGCTTGGCGGCAGCAACATCTTCCGGTGTGCTGAGTGCGGTCTGTCGGGCTGCAGGGAATATCTGCATCAAGTTGGTGAATAGCGCATCAACCAGCTTTTCAGCCTGATCGTTCACCACACGGCGTTGTGGCTCTTTTGGCATCATGCTGGCCAGTGCGCCACCATCGCGGTTTTGAACAACTGCCATAAGTTTATTCATAGGGTGTTCTCCCAAGCTTCGGCGCTGTTCCAATGGCCGCCAGTCACTGCACCACCTTGAGGATTGGCTCTGAGTTTGAGAGTCAGCTCGTCCCATTTTTCACGCAGTTTCGACGGGCTGAGGACGTTCTTGCACCAGAAGGCATCCCGATTAACCAGGCCGTAGAGCTCGCAGATCTGGCGATGAGTGCGGCTGTCGATGCTGCACATCAGGCGGATCTCGTTTGCCCATGACGCCCAGCTAGGTTCTTTAGGGCGGGAAATCTCGCCATCGCTCTCGGCGGCCTGTTCGTACATCCGGATGATGCGCCCCCAAATCCACTCGGCGCAGCGCAGGTCTTCAACGCTACCCCACTGGCGTTTCTTGGCACTGAACACAACGGCTTCTGGGTGGAGGGCCAGGAAAGCATCAACTTCTGGTTCGTCGGGTTGCTCGGCAACCGGACAAGAAGGGTTTAATGGTGGATCTGTTTTAACTGATGGATCGGCTGTACCGGGTACAGGCTCACTCGGCGTTTTTTGGGCGTTCTGTGCGGGGTCACCGTGTGAGCCCTCATCCTGTGAGCCGTCACGCGGTGAGCCTTCACCTCGTACAGGCTGAGAGGGTTTCTTTGAGCCTGTATACTGTGCAGGCTGAATATTTCCCTCCGCGTAAAGCTTTGCCAGATTCAACTGGTACATGTTCGTGTCCTGCTGGTGCTTGCCCTTACGTTCTTTGCTTGGGCGCTCGATTTTAGTCAGCCAACCCAGCTCAACCAGCTCGTTAATAGCTCTGCGGGTACCGCTATCAGAACGGAGGCTACACTTGCGCATCAGCGTTTTTACGGCAGGCCACGCCAACCCCTCATCACTTGCATGATCAGCGATCGACAGAAGCAGCATTTTTCTGGGCTGAGTCAGGCTCTGTAACTCCCAGACCATCGACATCAGCTTAATGCTCATCCTGCACCTTCTTGAATTTTTTACCGAAGTCCCGACGTGGGCAGGCGCAATCATGCTCATAGCCTGGGCGTCGGAAAATGACTCGGTGGTTAAGTTGATCAACCCCAATCACGCGAACTATCACGCCGTGACTGTCACGACAAAGCATCTCAAACGGCACGATTACCTCGTTTTCCATTCGATCCTCCTTTGGGCTTTTTCGGGGTTTGAAAGCGGCAGTGCTGGCGCGCCTGCGCGAGGCAGTCGTCGAAGCAACGCCCTTTACGGCTGGCTTGCGACATGCGGCGGTAGAGATCCACGCCCTCTTCTGCCCCCCCCTGGCGACATCTTCGGGAAAGCCCTCGCCAACGAGCTGCGTCACGATGTTTTTACGGATGAATTCGATCGGGTTCATAAACCCTCCGGAACCGGTAACCCGAGGTAGCGACTACGAACCACAACATCAGCGAGGGTCTTGTGGGTGACAACCCAGACACAGCCCGGTAATTTGATTGCATAACGAAGCGGCTGAAGTGGCCTAGTACAGCTCGCAGGCATGCAGCGAAATTGCCCTTTTAGGCACGATTCTGTTAATCTGACCATGCGTTAATTACTCCACACGTTTAATTGATGCGACCGACGCCCGGGACCGCATATCCTGGGCGTCACCCTCTCCAAACATCATCACTGTCACGGCATAGATTTCTGCCACCAGTGATTGCACTCGGTACCCTTTGGCCTTAAGCCGCTTACTCTCGCTTTTATCCAGCACCCCATCGGATGTGAATTCGTTATGTGCCTGTGCAAACTGGCCCAGCGCCGCCATCAACTCGTTGAACTTGATCAGCAGCTCTTCGTTATCCACCTGACCGACTTCCGGCAGCTTCACGAACACGCCACCAGCACGACGACACATTGCTTCGGTGATATCAGTCCGGCCCGAGATCGATTCCATCTCGGCAGCCATACCCAACGGCACTACCTGGCCAGCGATCTGGCGTACCCGATTACGCAGCGCGTTTTCGGTACCAGTTAGCGGATCCAACTGCTTGGCCATGGCGCTGTATTTGCCAGGCGTCAGGGTGATCAGCTTGTGGATGGCTTCGCTGATATCGTCCTGAGTTGGAAAGTCTCTGTTGTCCACAAGGTTTCTCCCCTTCTGTGGTTTTGGTTAAGCCGCGTTATCGGTAGAGTTTCCGTAAATATCTGGGCGGAGCTGGTTTTTTGTTACGGCACCTCCGGTTTCCTCCTCTAGACGCTTCGCAAGAGAAAAACCGGCTTTTTTGTGACCGTTAAAAACCAATCGCAGATACCCACAGCTACTACCGACACGACCTGCCAAAGCGGTTTGCTCTGACCTAGTTAGTGTGTCCCAGAAAAGTTTCATTATTGTACCTCCGAGATACATTATGCATCTTTTAAATGAACCTGCAAGATACTTGTACCGCACAGGTACACGCCGTCTAATAAGAGGCATGAAAACCAATGAAGAAATCAGGCGTGAAAACGCTAGGAAATTGCGGGATAGCACTGGAGGAAACTCCTCTTTCTCGAATTTCATCAACCGTGAACCAACGCAGATAAGCCGCGTTATTGGTAAGAATCCGACGAAAAGAATCGGTGAAGACTTGGCGCGCCACATAGAAAGGTGCTTCAACTTGCCTGAAGGCTGGTTAGATCGAGAGCATCAAAAAAACAATGAGGTAACCTCGCCTGACGTGTCCGACACAGAACTACGGATACAGATGGTTCCCGTTATCTCTTGGGTTCAAGCTGGGGCATGGACAGAAATTGGTTATTCTGAGGTTGATTTGAATTCGTCTGAAACATATCCGTGTCCCGTGCCTTGCGGTCCGATGACATACATTCTTCGTGTAATTGGTGACTCTATGATTGATGAGTATCGTCAAGGGGATATGATTTTTGTTGATCCTGAAGTCGCCCCAGTACATGGGGATGATGTGATTGCGATCCTTGTTGATTCAGGGGAGACCACTTTCAAACGCCTTGTCGAAGAAGGTGGAGAACGCTATCTCAAGGCTTTGAATAAGAACTGGCCAGAGCCTTATGTCAAAATTAATGGCAACTGCTCAATAATAGGAACAGTTGTTTTCTCTGGAAAACCAAGAAGATATAGAGCATAACAAGAATCCAATTTTACTAACCTGCTTCGGCAGGTTTTTTTACGCTTGACAATGTACCTTACAGATACATAATGTACCCAAAAGGAACTTCATGAAGTTAGATAAATGTACCGTTCTTTAACACAGGAGCGTTGAGCGTGAGCAGAAACGGATGTAGAGCAGTGGTGTTGAGCGTTTTGGCGGGGTCTGTATTTTGGGGCGCGCTTATTGCCGCAGTGATGCGCATCGCCGAATAAGGGGGGATCTTAACGATGAAACCAACAGCACTTAAGCCCGGTATGCGGGTACTGATTCAGCCGCATTATGCTTCTGGCGAAACATACCACGGTACGTTTATAGAACGTGTACCACGCCATTTCACTCGGGCAGCGTACAGCATCATCCGAGTTGATGAGTTTGCAGGAGCTAAAAGCTCTGATGATCTGGGTGATACACCATATGGTGATTACGACGTTTCGCGCCGAGTGTCACCACTGAAATAGCATGCGCCGTGTCGGCGGCACCGTAGCGAAAGCGAGCGCGGATATCCGACGAAATTACATATCAGGTGGCGTACTGTCCGGCCCCTTAAACCTGGATAGTCTAAGAACCACCGGAACGGTGCGCCACCTGATGTGTGAGCAATTAACCGGGAGGATCTGCGCTATGCGGGCGCCCTCCCATCTTTAAACCCGATTTTCCCTCAGCGAAAAGTTGCCAATTCTGGCGGGGCTTCGCTTTGCCGAAAATCAGTGTGGGGTAATTAACGATGACATGGATCACCACCTTTACTGGCCGCCAGTTTGATTACGTGGCCCCCGCAGTGGAAAGCATCTGCATTGAGGATATCGCGCAGGCTTTATCACATGAATGCCGCTTTGCTGGCCACCTGCCAAACTTCTACAGCGTGGCTCAGCACAGCGTTTTAACTAGCTATATTGTTGCGCCTGAATTCGCTCTGGAAGCCCTGTTGCACGATGCTGTTGAGGCGTACTGCAAAGATATCCCTTCCCCGCTGAAATGCCTCCTGCCTGATTACCAGTTTATTGAAGACCAGATCGACGCAGTGATCCGCCAGCGCTTCGGACTGCCGTTGGAACAAAGCGACCAGGTGAAATATGCCGATCTGATGATGCTGGCCACTGAACGGCGGGATCTTGATATCGATGATGGCAAGACCTGGCCAATACTTGAAGGCATCCCTGCTTCGGATATTGCCATTAACCCACTTAGCCCAGTGCAAGCCCGCGCTGTGTTCATTCGCCGCTTCAATGAGCTGACTGGCTCGGAGGTGCAGTGATGATCAACACAATCACTATTGATACTGAAACCCTAGATGTAACGCCGTCGGCGGTGATCCTGTCTATCGGGGCTTTCGCCTTCGATATCCAGAACGTTTGCCAAACCCAAGACAGTATCGTAAAGGTTGCCCGCGATCCGGAG